CGAACTTTCTTGACTGGTGGGAGCGTAACTGTCCCGATATTGTCACTGGATGGAACTCTCGACTGTTTGATATCCCCTACATTGTAAATCGTACTAAAAACATTCTGAACGACGATTTCACCAAGAAACTTTCTCCGTGGAGGTCATTACGTGCACGGGAGATCCCCACGCTGGGTGGACGTATGCAGATCGCATATGACATCGAGGGTCTGACTCAGCTGGACTACCTTGACCTATTCAAGAAGTTCACTCTCAACACCTACGGTCAACAAGAGTCCTACAAACTCGATCATATCGCGCACGTCATACTGGGTGAACGTAAACTCTCATACGAAGAATATGGTTCACTGCACTCTCTGTACAAACACGACTACCAGAAGTTTATCGACTACAACATCAAAGACGTTGCTCTGGTTGAAAGACTCGAAGAGAAGATCGGTATCATCTCACTGGTCATGACCATGTCGTATGGTGCGAAGACCAACTTTGGTGATGCACTGGGAACAACCGCAATCTGGGACTCAATCCTCTATAATGAGTTGTTACAGGATAACGTTGTCATTCCATTCAGACCACCAGTCTCAGATGATGCCGGTAAGATCGTGGGTGGTTACGTGAAAGATCCTATGGTGGGTGGCCACGAGTGGGTGGTGTCGTTCGACCTGAACTCCCTGTATCCCAACATCATCGTACAGTACAACATGTCACCCGAAACACTGACACTTGAAGGTGAAGGCGCTAAGTCTGCGAACGGATATTGTTATCGAAAAGATATCGAGGGTATGATGCCCAAGGTAATTAAAAAGTTCTCCAACAATCGTAAGAGTATCAAGAAACAAATGTTGGACAAGAAACAAGAGTACGAGAAGAGTCCGTCGCGTAAGCTGGAGAACGAGATTGCGAACCTTGACAATCAACAGATGGGTATCAAGATTCTGATGAACTCCCTCTATGGTGCGATGGCAAACAAATGGTTCCGATACTTCGACCATCGTATCGCCGAGGGTGTGACCAAGACCGGACAGGTCGCCATCAAGACGGCCGAAACCACGGTCAACAAAGAGATGAACAAACTTCTGGAGACCAACGAAGTTGACTATGTGATTGCAATCGATACTGATTCGGTCTACATTAACATGGCACCGTTGGTCGAGAAGTTCAGTCCTAAAGATCCCGTTAAATTTTTAGACAAGATCTGTTCTCAACATTTCGAGAAAGTAATCGAGAAGGGATATCGGAAGCTCGCAGACGACACCAACGCATACGAGAACCGTATGGTCATGGAACGAGAGGCGATTGCTTCACGGGGTGTCTGGACTGCGAAGAAACGATATATTCTGAACGTCCACAATAATGAAGGCGTACAGTACACCGAACCCAAACTCAAGATGATGGGTATCGAGGCAATCAAGTCGTCGACGCCACAGATCGTGCGGGATCGGTTCAAAGAGGTGTTCCGTGTCATCATGGAGGGTTCGGAGTCGGAGACCCAAGAGTTTATTCGAAAGTTCAAGTCAGAGTTCAAACAGTTGCCACCCGAATCGATTGCCTTCCCTCGTGGTATCAGTAAGTTGCAGGGGTTCGCAGATCGAAACACAATCTATGGTAAGGGTACACCCATTCACGTGAGAGGGTCTCTCCTATACAACCACTGGTTGCGCGAGCTGGATCTGACACAAAGATACGAGATGATTCAGGACGGAGAAAAGATCAAATTCATCTACCTGAAAAAACCCAACAAGATACGAGAGAACGTGGTTTCGTTCCCGAACAACCTGCCACCCGAAATGCAGTTGCATTCGAAGGTGGATTATGATATGATGTTCAATAAGACATTCTTAGATCCACTGACACCCATTTTAGATGCGGTGGGTTGGGATTCAGAACCGAAAGCAACACTTGAGGATTTCTTTGGATAATGTACACATTAACACTATTCAAAAATCGTTATGACAACAAGACGAACAAGACCATGTCGTTCGAGACGTGGGATGAGTTTGTGTCTCTGTTGTTTATGTTATCAGAAAAACCGGACACCAAGGCAACCGCACCGCTGATCAGTCCGGCAACCTATGAAGAAGGAACAACGCGGAGTAATAAAAATGTGGAGTTATGGGGAAAGTGGGCAGCTGTCGATGTGGACGACATTGATATCGACGCAGATAGGCTCAGGGAAGTACTTGTTGAGCGTTTTGGTCATTGGGATTTCGTTTGTTATAGTACGGCGTCTTCTACCGTGGATCGACCGAAGTTCCGCCTTGTATTCAATCTTATGGAGACTGTACATAAAGATCAAATCTCCAAGTTCTGGTGGGCACTCAATACCGAGCTCGATTCGATTGGAGACCGGCAAACTAAAGACCTTAGCCGTATGTACTATGTCCCTGCAAAATACGATAATGCTCACAATTTTATTTTCCGTAATGCAGGTCGTCCTATCGATGTTGATTATCTGGTTATAAAACATCCCTACAAGGAACGTACCGGTAATTCGTTCCTAGATAGATTGCCTGATGAGTTACAGAAGGCAGTAGTCGAACATCGAAAGTCGTCGATGAACAACACAGAGTTTGTGTGGTCTGGGTATCGCGACTGTCCATTTTTTCCAAAACAATTGGCGATCGAATACAAAACTATATCTAATACGGGATGGTATCACAAGATGTATCAAATCATGGTTGCAACAGCCGGTAACGCAATCAAACGAGGTTATCCCATCACCGCAAAAGAAATTGCGGTCTTGTGTCAAGAGCTTGACTCTGAGACCGGAAACTGGTATACTAATCGTCCGTTAGAGTTAGAAGCGGATCGAGCAGTTGAATATGCATATAGAAACAACTAGGAGTTATTATGTCTGAAGAACAATTGCCTGCTGAGTCTGAAGTACCGGCAGGCCCCATGAGGGTCGTTGTGATTGGTGATGAAAGTCTACCACTCACACAGGCCACAGTCAGTGCGTTTAACGTACCCATTGGAGCGGAGGTGTCTGTTATGCCTCTGTCTGAGATCGATGCGGTAGTTGAAACACAGCCAGGTTTGGTGTTTTTTACCGATGAGATTCGCATCAAAAAGAACGACACCTTTGATGATAACGATCTACTAGGTGCGTTGCAGAAGTTACTTAAAATGACCGATACTGGTATCTGTATTCGTTCCACATTGAATATAGAAACCACTGAACGTATCATCATGGCAATGTCTAAACCTGCCTTTGATGCGAAGGTCGTTCTCATGCCAGACACTACAGGAAGCAATGACACCGCAACACTGATCAACCCACCGGTTCAATACTTGGGTGGTACTCAGGAAGCGATTCAGGCTTTGATGGGTATACTGACCAATCTGTCACACTTCAGTGCAGCTGATGTGAAGACCGGTTCTGCTTTTGATGTGGTTTATGCGAACCTTGCGATTTCTGGTTTCCGTGTTGTCAAACAGAAATACTTTGACGAACTGTATAACGGAGTCATGGATCTCAAGAATTCAAATCCAATGATTGTCCGACGACTTGTGGAATTCCATCCCGCTCTCGTTGATCCTTCGTTGACTGTACCTTCGTTCGTAACGGACAAGAGTGTTCACGATGCAACGGTATTCAACGGTGCTACAGATAGTCTGTCAGTCCTAAGTGCAGCTCTAGGAGAGTAATATGTCGCTAATGGCGAAACTTAAAAAGAACTCAAAGGTGATGGGTACTGCGGTACTTGAACAGTCTGAGTTCTTTCAAGAGAAAGAGATCACGCGCATCGATGTACCCATGATGAATGTGGCTCTTTCTGGACGTTTGGATGGCGGTCTTACTTCGGGTCTTACAGTTCTTGCGGGGCCATCAAAACACTTCAAGACATCTTTTGCCTTGAAGATGGCCTCCGCTTTTTTAGATTCTGATCCCGAAGCAATCATGTTGTTCTATGATTCAGAGTTTGGATCGCCGCAGTCATACTTCACAAACTTTGGCATCGATACGAGTCGTGTACTCCACACTCCGATCACCAACGTCGAGGAACTGAAGTTCGATCTTATCAACCAGCTTGAAGAGATCTCACCCGAAGACAAGGTCATCATCGTGATCGACTCTATCGGTAACCTTGCATCCAAGAAAGAACTCGAAGATGCAATCAACGAAAAATCTGTCGCAGACATGTCTCGTGCAAAAGCACTGAAGGGTCTGTTCCGAATGTCAACGCCGTATCTGACAATGAAGAACATTCCGTTACTGGCGATCAACCACACCTACAAAGAGATCGGTTTGTTTCCGAAAGATATTGTCGGTGGTGGTACGGGTATCTACTACTCTGCGGACAACATTTGGATTCTTGGTCGCCGCCAGAACAAAACTGGTACGGAGGTGACCGGATATGATTTCATTATCAACGTTGAAAAATCACGTATGGTTAAAGAGAAGTCGAAGATACCTATCTCAGTTTCTTGGGATGGTGGTATTGAGCGTTACAGCGGCTTGTTGGATGTTGCTCTTGCTGGTGGGTTTGTTACTAAACCTTCTAACGGGTGGTATCAGCTGGTTGACACAGCAACTGGAGCGGAGATTGGATCGAAGGTAAGACAGAAGGATACGCTTGCCGAAGAGTTCTGGACTGATCTACTTCAGAATCAAAGATTCAAAGACTTCATGCAGAACCAATACTCGATTGACAAGAAATCAGAAATTCAACTAGATTTCGAAGAGGAAATAGAATGAGTATTCAAAAAATGAGTGAAGGCATTCACTATGTGCTGGAACCCACAGATGACGACAACGATCAAGGGTGGAACGTTCGCATTAACGAACGTTTCCCTGAGACCGTCATTCGATTCGGTAATGTTGCATTCAATGAAGAAAAAGATTGCTTAACCTTCAACTATATGATATTATCTTCACCTGATACTGACTTAACCGAAGACGACGAAGATCTTCAGGTATGTGCGGGAGACATTCTGGAAAACATTCTGGAAAACGCAATCAAAGACAATGCGCTGGTGGTAAATGAAAGAGACTCTGATACTCCGTAACCTTCTGACCAATGAACCTTTCATGCGTAAGGCTGGCCCCTTTCTCAAGAAAGAATACTTCGAAGGTATACATCGACTTCTGTTTGTTGAGGTCAATCGTTATGCAATGAAATACAATCGACTGCCTACCATGGAATCCATGCAGGTAGAGATTGAACAGAGCGATAACTTTAACGACACCAACTTCACAGAAGCTATGGCCGTCCTGCCTTCTCTTTATGAGAAGAAAGAAGAGGACGATCACTGGTTGTTAGACACAACAGAGAAGTGGTGTCAAGACCGTGCAATCTATCTTGCAGTCATGGATTCGATTCAAATCCTTGACGGTAAGAACAAACAACTGAGTAAAAATGCTCTCCCTGATATCCTACAGAAAGCTCTGTCAGTTTCATTTGATACGAACATAGGTCACGATTATGTCGAGAACGTTGAAGAACGATTTGACTTCTACCACAAACAAGAGGAACGCATACCGTTCGACTTGGACTACCTCAACCGAATCACGAAGGGCGGCCTCCCTAATAAGACGCTTAACATTGCTCTTGCTGGTACTGGTGTTGGTAAGTCTCTCTTCATGTGTCACGTCGCAGGATCAGCCTTGTCGCAGGGTAGAAACGTACTCTACATTACAATGGAAATGTCAGAAGAACGTATCGCTGAGCGAATTGACGCAAACCTCTTAAACCTACCGATTGATCAAGTCCCAAATCTTTCGAAAACAATGTTTAAGGATCGCGTCAAAGAGATCGGTGATCGGTCTAACGGACGATTGATCGTCAAGGAATATCCTACCGGTTCAGCTCACGTGAATCACTTTCGTGCATTACTCGATGAGTTGAAGGTGAAAAAGAAATTCAAACCGGATATCCTTTTCGTAGATTACCTAAATATATGTGCATCATCTCGAATGAAAGGTATGGGTGGTTCTATTAACTCATACACCTATGTAAAGGCAATCGCTGAAGAACTGCGTGGTCTTGCAGTTGAGTTTGACATTCCGGTC